ATCCCGTATGCCTGCTTTTACACGACGACAATACGCTGGTGCTGCTGCTGCGACAACGATCACGGCTGGCATCAACACAACTGACACGACTTGTTCTTTGGCTGCCACAACAGGTTGGCCGTCTACTGCGGGTGTTCCTTTTTATGTGGTGATTGATCCAGGTACTTCGGCTGAGGAGAAGTGCAGTGCAACTATTTCGGGTTCGACTCTTACTCTTACTAGGGGTCAGGATGATACGAGTGCAAGTAGTCATTCTTCGGGTGCGACGATTTATCCGGTGTTCACGGCGAATGATGCGGATGAGGCTAATGAGGTTGTTAGCAAGCTGACGACTAAGGGTGACTTGTTGGTTACTTCTGGTTCGGTTTTGAACCGTTTGGCTGTTGGCACGAACGATTTTGCGTTATTGGCTGATTCGGCTGCGACTAATGGTGTGGCTTGGAAGCAGATTCCTGCTGCGGGGTTGGCTTCGGATTCTGTGACCACAGCAAAGATTTTGAACGCAAACGTAACTATGGCAAAACTGGCTGGCGGTATCGCACACGATGACCAGTTCGTTTTATCATCACAAATCTTCGGCTAACATAGGAGCATCATGGCAACTTTTACAAAAATACCACTTAGCGGTTCAACAGATGGTCGTGGCATCCACGTCAATGACGATGCAACACCAGGTAAAACGATTCATACTGGTTCCGCAACAGCAACCATCATTGACGAAGTTTGGCTGTATGCAACTAACTATGATTCGACCGACCGTAAACTTACGATTGAATGGGGTGGCGCAACTGCGGGTGGCGACATCATTGAGTTTACTGTAAAAGCGGAAAACGGTCTGTATTTGATAGTCCCTGGTCTTGTTCTTAAGGGTAACGCTACTCCGTTGGTTATTGCTGCTTTCGCTGCAACGACTAGTGCTATCAACATTTTTGGGTACGTTAATCGCATCACAGAGTAAGGGGTACTAAGTGCCTTCCCTTATTAAAAACACATCTGGCGGCAAAGCCATTAGTGGTGGTTCGCTTGCCCCGCGTACTCGACGTGGTAACACTAATCAGGTTAATGATTATTGGAAGGGCGGAGGTGGTGCAACCACTCCTGAATTGGTGCAATACCTTGTTGTCGCTGGTGGAGGTTCTGGTGGTGGTGGAGATGTTGGCAATACAGGCGGTGGTGGTGCAGGTGCAGGTGGATACCGAACAGATTTAGTCACTGGTTTAACTGTTGTTGCTGGTACTGCATACACGGTAACTGTTGGTGCTGGTGGTGCAGGGCAAGGACAAGGTGCTGGTGGTTTGCAAGGAAATAGTTCTGTTTTTTCTACGATTACTTCTGCTGGTGGTGGTTATGGTGGTGCTGGTGGTATGACTGCTGTTGCTGGTGCTGGTGGTTCTGGTGGTGGCGGTGGTCGTACTAGTGGTGGTGCAGGTAACACTCCATCAACTTCACCAAGTCAAGGTAATAATGGTGGTAATGGTACATCAGGACTTGGTGGTTCTGGTGGTGGAGGTTCTGCAAGTGCGGGAACTTCTGCTTCTAGTGGCGCTGGCGCTGCAGGTGGTAGCGGTACATCAAACTCCATTACTGGAAGTGCCGTAACTTATGCTTCTGGTGGTGCTGGTGGTAACAACACTGGCAACGGAGGCGGTGGCGTTGGTGGCGCAAATACTGGAAATGGTGGCGGTGGTAGCCAAGCAGGCGGAAATCCTCCTGGTGGTGCTTCGGGTGGTTCAGGAATAGTTGTTTTGCGTTATGCGGATTCTTTTGACAATCCTATTTCCATTTCTGGCACGCTAGTTAAAACTGGTGGAGGTTTAACACCTACAACAACAACTGGTGGGTTCAAGATTTTTGTTTTCACTGGCGGAACAGGTTCGGTGACTTGGTAATGGCACACTACGCATTTTTAGATAGCAACAACATCGTGACTGAAGTTATTGTCGGTCGTGATGAATGGGAAATTGTTGATGGCGTTTCTGACTGGGAACACGCATATTCATTGGTTCGTGGTCAAGTGTGTAAGCGCACTTCATATAACAACAACATTCGCAAACAATACGCAGGTATCGGTTTCACCTATGACGCTGTGAAAGACCAGTTCGTAGCACCACAACCATACGCATCATGGTCATTAGACAGTAACAATGATTGGCAAGCACCAACACCAAAACCAGAGGGATCATTCATTTGGAATGAAGAAACTCTGGCATGGGTCGCAACACCCGCTATCTAATAATAATCCCCGCAGTCTTCTTCGCGCTATTCGCTAGACCTGCCAAAGCTGATGTACTCGGTGAATGGACATACAGCCAATCCTGCCCAACATCAGGTTCAATCGAAGTAATAGACGACACCATCATCTTGCATGGCCCAGATCAGGGTGGGTGTTCCGGTGCTGCTCATTGGGTGAAGATTGAGACTACAATCCCCGCCGATGTAGACACAATAGATTTCACTTGGGCATATCAGACGACTGATGGTTGGGTGTATGACCCGCCACAGTACGGCATTAACGGCGTATACACCTTGATTACACAACAGAACAATGCGACAGGTTCGCTCTCTGTACCCGTGAATGAGGGTGACATCTTCACGTTCCGTCAGTATTCGACTGACACCTGCTGTGCGCCAGGTCATCTCACAATCAGTAACCTGTCGTTATGGGCATCTATAACCACATCCACGACATCAACGACAACGACGACTACTACTTCTACTGTCCCCGTAACGACTGTCCCTGTCACCAACCCGACTACTACGACAGTTCAAGAAACCTCAACGTCAACAACGGTTCCCGAAACGACGACTTCTGTGGAGAACTCAACTAGCACCACGTCGTCAACGACTACTTCTTCCGTACCCCAAACAACAACAACAGAATCAACGACGACCACGACACAACCACCAGCAGTTCCAACACCTGTTACACAGCCTCAAATATCCGAGCCAGAACCCGTTGAGCCTTCCGTTCCTGAAGAGCCTGAACAAACCGAGACAGGGACCACAAGCACGACAGTAGAGGAAGCCACGCCAGAAACGACGCTTCCCGAAGAAACAACCACAACAACTGAACCAAGTCCTGAGCCATCCCCCGACACTACAGAAGAACCAGTCGTAGACACAACCCTGCCAGAAACCCCTGAGACACCCCTAGAAGCCCCTCTAAGCGACGAGGAAGTGGATTCGCTAATAGCAGAGGCAGAAACCACAGAAGCCCTTGTAGAAGCCCTAGCCGAACTCAGCCCCGAACAAGTCGAACAAGTCTTAGAAACCCTGCTTGCTGAGGAACCAACCGAAGAACAAGCCACCGCCCTCGCGTCCAGCCCCGAAGTCCTAGCCGTCATCAGCACCGAACAAGCACAACAAATCTTTGAAGCCCTAGACGTGGGCGCACTCTCCGACACACAAACCGAAGAACTCATCGCAGCAATCGAATCCGCACCCACTGAAATCCGTGAAGAATTTGAGGACACCATTGACATCTTCGGTGAAGGCTTGGATGACTACACCCCCACCGGCTCAACCATCCCTGTCGGAGAACGACGCACCCTCATCGCTGCCACCGTAGGGATAACCCTCGCAGCAGCAGGTACTAGAATTAGACGCTAATGAGAAAACTTTTGGATTACCTAGCAGATAACGCATGGACATGGGCTGGCACAGGCATGGTTCTCATCACCCTCTCAGGCCCAACACTCCGACAGGCAACCCTCATAACCGGAATAGTCGTTTTGGTACACTCGTCACTAACCCTCTCCAAGAAAGACTGAACATGGCAAAGCTTCAAAACATCATCTTCCGCATCTTCGCACTATTCGGATCATCCGCACTTGCCGCTGTTGCTGGTGGTGCATTGATTGGTGTAGACCTATGGAAATCAGCAGCACTTGCTGGCATCATGGCTTGCGCCCAAGTGATTGAGAAGTTGTTGCGTTTCAGCGTTGACGGTTCACTCACGAAAGAAGAAATCGAACTCGCGTTCACAGGTGCAGTTAAGCCTAAGCCTGAAGTCGCAGAGTAATGCCAAAACCCAACTGGCCTGTAAGACCGATCCGTTGGTGTGAACATCTTAAAGGCAAGAAACCTTCTGAGATTACACCAGCTATGGTCGCCCCCATTACGGGTGGAGGGAAGCTGGAGAAGTGTGCTGCTGCTGCGTGGGAAGAAATGGTTATCGCAGCGCAAGCCGAAGGCATAGTTCTTAAACCAACTTCAGCCGGTGACACGCTCCGTTCAATCGCCCAGCAAACCGCAGGCTTTACATCGCGTTATCAGAAGGAACCTATTGCTGGTGCATCCACAAAGAAGTGGAACAACGAAACCTGGTATCTGAAGAAAGGTATGGCTATGTTAGCTACACCGTATGACGATCCAGCGAACGACAAAGCGCGTGGCTCACGCCACCTTTACGGTATTGCGGTCGATGTGGCGAACGCTAACGGCAAGATTCTTGCTTGGCTATTGGAGAATGAAGTTAAGTTTGGGTTCTCGCACGAAGTTCTAGGGGACTCAACTGGTAAAGGTGCAGAGCCGTGGCATATCCGTTTTGTAGGGAAGCCTGCTTGATGTGGATGCTGGGATCGCTCTCGTTCTTGCTGCTGCTGTTACTGGTGCTTTCGGTCTGCTAACCGTAGTAATCCAACGTTTCAAAGCCGAGAACCGTAAAGACCATGACACCGTTATGGCTATGTTGCGTCTGATGCGACGCGCACAAGACCGCACCGAAGACAAAGTGGACACGGTTTCAGATCGTTTGACGGAACACATCACCAAGCACTAGGGTGAAGCACCCAAAGAAAGGTGCTTGCAAATGGCAAAAGGATTAACTACCGTTGAGTTAACTTTGGTGCGTGACTGTCTCCTCAAATCAAATCCTGGGAGGGATCAAGCTGACGCACTATGGGAAGTTATCG